CCTCGGCGTCGCTCGCGGGCTCAACCTTGCCCATCGGAACGAAGCTCTCACTCACGGCGACCCCATTCGGCAAAGTAGCCAAGAGGCGCCGAAGGTTAGCAACGACAAAAGGAAAGCAGCAGAGGTCGTAGCACAGGCCCAGGATCTTCGAAGCGAGGAGCTTGGCCGGGTTGCCGGTGGTTGCAGTGAACGACAATTTGAACATGGAGCGCCCAAGCTTGGGCGCGAGCACTTTGCCCCCCGCAGAAGGTGTGAACACACAACTGCAGAAATCCACCTTGGGGCCAAGTTCTCCGGTCAACGACTCACCGGCACACTCATATTCAATTCCGACCTCCACCGCACTCTTCTTCATCTCCTCAAGGGTCCTGTCGCAACGCGCGGAGTCGATGATCACGCAGATGCCGAGAAGTGTGTTCCAATACAGCGTGTCGGGGTCGCCACTCGCGACATCCCCGTCGACACTGAAAGAGACACCCAGATGCTTGAAGGATCCCTTGCGACTGATCATGCGCTCCATCAGCTCAACGTGGTGCTGCGGCATCCCGAGACGGCGCAGATGCCGAGATTTAAGCTTGAGCAGGGCCCGTGTCACGTGTGCGTCCCACCTAGCGGCGTCCAGCGCATAGATGACCCCCTTCATGATCAACAAGACGTCGTCGCCACAGTCCACGATGCCCTTCTCTCCAGAGTCGCAGATGCGCTTGACTATGGCGCTGACTTCAACCTTCGTGCGTCCAAAGGCCACGCCAACACGCCAGCCGCCGATGGTGCTCGACTCCGAACCGTCGAAGCACTCACTGGCGCGGCGCCCGTAGGCTGTGAAGTAGCGGCCGAGCAACGCTTGGACCTCGTCTGTGCTGGCCTGGATTGTGCGCGGGTCGCTGCTGGCGATGCGATACTTGCGTGTCGCAGTAGTCACTTCCTTGTCCGCCTGTGAAAGGTTGACCTCGTGTTTGAGGAAGCAACTCCGTTTCGCCCATCCGTTTCTGGCCCCGAGCAACTCGTCGCTGAACATGGCAAAGCCGAAGGTCGCAATGCGAAGGAACGCAAGACCGTAGCGGTTGCGTTTGGCAGGCGGAAACTTCGCGGCCCAGTCTTCAAACGAGTCGGCAGGCACATGACCCATCTTGTTCGACATCTCATCCAGTAGCTTGACGATCCCATCTGTCGGCCGGATCACGTCAGGAGTCTTTTTCAGCACACGTCCCGCAACAGAGTGCGAAGCGTTGGCCGTGTTCCTGGCAAACGAGACACCGGGGGCGAAGCAAGGCATCAACTGAGTGAGGCGATTAGTTGTCGGCTTGCACCAACGTTTGCGCACGTCGAACTCTGCACCATCCTTGATCGGGAACTTCTTTTCAAACTCGGGGTCCTTCATGAGATCGACGAACTCACTGTCCACGCCCGCAGGCGCAACTCGCGGAAAGCGGTCGCTGTGCCCGGCGTTGTAGCTCTTGACCGCGGCAGCCAAACCGAGTGACGACAACACGCCGCCGAAGCCCAAG